CCCCTTGGTAAGTTCAGCAGTGGCAGCACTTGCATTTCCATAAATTATGCTCCCCCTGGCAATATCAGCCAGTTCATCCACTGCAACTCCATTATCCTTAATGCTGACTGCTCCAGCAGTGACACTAAAGTTATCGCTTGAAAATGAGGCTGCGCCAGTTGCGATGGTCGTTGCATTATCAATTGAAATTGCCGGGGTGGCTCCTCCCGAGGAATTTACCGGGGTGGTTCCCGTCACTGCCGTTAGCGTTCCCGCTCCTTTAGCATCAATCTGCGTCTGGGCATCCGAGGTTAATCCTCCAATATATTGAAATTCAGTGTCACTAACACTCCCGTCAGCGATCTTGGCGGCGTCAATCAAGGAAAGTCCCAGCGTTATCGTCCCCGTCGTCGTGATCGGGGATCCTGCGTCAACATCAATCCCGTCCGTTCCTGTAATCGCAACACTGGTTACTGTTCCCGTTCCCGCCCCCGCTGAGGGTTTCCAGGTAGATGTTCCTGAATCCCAAGCGAGTGATTCGCCATCCGAGGGTGCCGTGGAGGCAACGGATCGACCCTGCAACCCGTCAACTACAACCGCACCCGTGTTGTCCATCGATGCGTCACCGCTGATTTGCTTGTTGTCCCAGGTATCACCCTGATAAATTATTACGTCACCGGATGCCTTGCCGGAGATGTCTACGTCGTTGAGTTCCTCAAGTGTATCCTCCGTCGTAATCTGCGTATCCACATAGGCTTTAATACTCTGCTGGGTGGCAAGAGCATTGGGATCGTCTGATCCAAGCGTATCTTCATCCAGAATCGTATCGACCGTTTCACCAGTGCCGATGGTCAAGTCACCCGAAAGTGTTGCACTGGCAAGGGTCGAGGTTCCAGTTGCCGTCAGGGTGCCAGCCGCCTTCACGCCGACTGAAGAGATCTGCAAGGCCGAAACCTGCGCCCCAACCGACTGGACTGCCTGCGGGGAACTGGTCAGGGTGGATGCCGTCTTTAGGAGAAGTGAATTGGTGCCGACCAGGTTGCTGACCTCGATCCGCTTGGTAACGTCCGCGTCCGTATCCAGAATGACCAAACTGTCATCATCTGCTGCGGTGGTGAGTTCAGTTAATTGTGAGATTTTCTTATCAGCCATTTTAACCCCCTACGTTAATACTATCCTCCCCCCATCCTGCAACAGAATCTTGCTTGAGTCCTGTTGCAACAGAAAAGCATTGGCGAGTCGCATCTTTGCGACCCCCGCCTTGTTCAGCAGCCAGCGCATTTTACTGGTACTCGATCACCGAGTAAGACGGTGTACCTGTCGCCGCAACCGTGACTGCGCCCTGGTAGCCGTCATTGGTGAATAATCCACCCGTGCCATCCGCTGCGCCACTCCCGGCAGACAGCGTTATATGATAATCACTGCTGCTCGCGCCGGTTCCCAGTTTCAGGAATAAAACCTCATCGTCCTGGCTTTGAATTGTGAACCGTTTGCGATCCAGATTTGCGGCCAGGACAGTGGTTGCCGTTGCTGGCGAAGTCGTTGAGTTCGGACTTGTTTTTGCCGTTTGTATGTTCATGGTATTTAATAAGTGTAAACATTCATCCTGCGAACCTGACCCTCCTGGCGAACAACCTTATCCACCTCCTGGGATCGCACGCCTTCCGCGTCCGCCTCCGCAACAGATGCCTGCTCGTATTGTCCCTCGCTTCGCAGATAATCAGCCAACACACCGCGTGTGATGTATTCGCCGGTAAAGTATGGTATATCAACAACTGTCCAGCTTGACGCATTGGTGGTCGGGTTCTGGCCCGCTGTCGTTACCACCGCGCAGTCATAGAAGTTCCCGCCACCAAGGTTGTTTGGGGATGGCACAAAGCTGCCCGTGTCGGTGCTGGTATCAAAATAAATCTGGGTGCCTACCGCATAGGCAAGGGTGTTGTCCCAGGCATCCCCAAACAGTTGGGGTTTTGCGTTCCTCCACTCAAGGTAAACGCCCGAGTCAACCGACTCCATGACGTTGATGTAACGGGTGGTTCCGTTGTCATATAAAAAGTATTTGATTGGCCTTGCGCGGGTCGTCACACGCGGGCTTTTGTTGTATACGTCAAACAGGTCGCCAACCGTGCTTGCCATCGTGACCGTGCGCGTGCCGTCTGCCGCTTCGCTCACCGTTTCGCCTGGGTCATCAGATACCCTGAACAACTGCGGCCAAGCCTCTGATTCCCATATCATCGCCAGTCGATGATTCGCCAGGTCGCGCAGGGTCGCAAACGTGGAGGACGTAATCGCACTGCGATCAAGCCCGCACAGTGTTGCCGTGCGGAAGAGGATTGTTGAGTAATCAAGCGTTCGCATATGACCTCCTGAATCGGTAAGGACGGTCATGCGATTCTGCCTCGTCACCGCGATAACCGACCTGGATCTTGGTTCCCTTGGAAACTATTTTCATTGCAGGATTATCACGTTCTGCCTCGCGCAAAAACTGATTGTCTGACCAGATTGCGTATCCGTACTTTTGACCCCATTTATGAAATAGGTGAGGCGGGATACTCATCCTCGCCTCACCCAGTCCATCGACTGAACGATGATCCGTTTTGCAGATTTTCGCTGCGGCAGTAGCTGCAAACCCTGCCATCATTTCTTCACGCTGGAATCCCAGACGAAATTCATCGATTAATTCCTCGCGAACTTCGCCTGGGAGATTTTCCAACATGAGTTTTCCTTTATTCAGCTTACGCTGGTCGGAATGCGCCAAGACCCAATGGGTTCTTGCACACTAATCCTGCTACTGCCTTGAGCAACCTCGCTGGGCCGCCGCCGAGATCCGGAAGCGTAGTCACTTCTGGTTGACTGCTGTAGCGCAATTCCAGAAGTTCCATATCGAGGATATAACCATCATCAACCGCAGGCATGAATGCACTGCTGTGCAAATTTAATTTTCCGAAGTCCCCGGAAAATATCTGCACATTGCTATGATAAGCACTGTCACTCGCGTCCCGATCAAAGGATCGGAAGGACGAATAGTTGTCGGTGTCACCCGTTGTTGATGTCGTGAAGACAAGGTTGGTAAACGCCCGTTTCATGGTCGTTCCCAGTACGGCAGTATAATTGCCGAATTTACCTGTCTGCCCATAGATGGATGTTAACACATCCTGGACAACCGTCTCTGTCGTCAAGGCTGCGGAGGTAGTGGAAATGCTCGCCGTAGGCGTGCGATAATCACTGTCCACCGCTGGCACCGTGCCACCAGTCGTGCTGATCCACGTTCCCAACGCTTTCGTCAGATACGGCAACGTACCATTATCCGCCTGCCCGTCATTATCCGAGCAGAGGCTCAATTCGATGTCACGCTTGAGCAGCCTGACACCTTTTGCCGTCATATTAGCCAATTCATTGGCCATGCCTGCGACGATACTTACGTCCACACTGAGTGGGCTACAACGAATCGGACGCTGGAAGACCTGTACATAGTTGGATAAAATTTTTCGTCCACTATTTAGGTTCTCGAAGTCCGACGCATAAACAACGTCTACACCGTCAACACTACCCGTGCTGACTGCGGCTGGCATATTGTCTGCCTGCCATTGTAGGTATGTATTCAAACACTATCGGTGAGTTTTTTATCTCACCTCCCGGCGTTTCCACCGGGGATCGGCATATCTTTTCTACTCCTGCGAGTAGTCGCGGCCTCGTGGGGGAATTATTCCATCCCCTATGCTCTGCCCCTGACCGTATTCTTGTCGGCCTTCGGTTCGGATTGCCTTATGATTACTCATTTAGGTTTCCCGGCTAATTCCGCGATGTTTACCCTCTAGTCACCTAAAGGGTGGGCAATAATACCTTACCCGGTTTCTTCCCTTTCGGGATCATGGAGCTAACGGGGGTGTCTTTCGCATCCACCATTGCTATGATATTTGCCAGATCTTCTCTTTTACCGACCTGGTTTCTCTCAAATAATTCAGCCATTGAATTATCCTTTCGTTTTTTGACTACATGAAGTAGTCGGTTAAATCCCTCTGGCTTGCGCCTCCAGACTTTGCGAATCGATCCAGTGCGCCCTGCTTCTGTGCCGCCTCTTTCGGGATGGCAGCAGGACTAGGGGAGGCTTTAGGTTGGCTCGGTGCCTTCTTGATCGGTGCCTTCTTGGCCTTTTGGCCCGCCTTGGCATCCTTATTCAGTGTGGCTAACCCGAGCATGGTTGCACCAATTAAGTATTTATAACTGGGCATCCGTTGCATCTCGGGAACCTTTTCTAAAAATTCCCGTGCCTCCTGGTAGGCTGCGGAGGAACGGTCTTTCCAGAACGGAAAAGCCTTTTCCGTCTCTGCATTCCATTCCTTTGATTCACGAACGTACTGACGCTGATCGGGCAAGTGCTGCTCGAGAGCATCCATTGCCTTGACCTTGTGGACTCGAATCTCCTCGGCACTCAGTTCGTATTCCTTGCCGTTTTCGCCTTTAATTTCCATCCCCTCGGGATTCATCTCGCACAAAGACCGAATTTCGCGTTGCTTTTTAATCTCGGCTTCCACCTCAGATTGGTTTTGCAACTTGAAAAACGGATTCAGTGCGTTTGAAACTAGTATCGGCTCGGCGGCATTAGGCTTATCCTTGAGTTGCGCCCGAAGTTCCTCGCTCTCTTCCTGTGCCTCCTTTTTCTGGCGCACAAGCTGATTGATTCGCTTCTGGGCGCGTTCCGTAAGATCCGCGTCCTGTTCGTCCGTTTCCGCAGTCTCAGCCTCCTCCTCGGTGGTTTCGGGTTCCCCCTCTACCTCCTCAGTGGATTCCGCTTCCGCATCGTCTTGAGAAAGATCAACTTTGTCGCCGTCCTCTGAGTCCTCGGCACTCACCGGGTCATCGGGCGGCGGGTTCTCTGCCTGTTTTTGCGGTGCAGGCTCTTCGCCTTCCTCAACCTTCATGTGTTCAAGCATCAACTGTTCAAGTTTAATGCCGTCAAGCGGGCCTTGGGGTTTTACTGTCTCCACGGTGGTTGTTTTTTCAGCCGCACCGAGTTCGGCTATTCCTTTTTCACTCATAAACAGTCAGGGAGTTTTAAGTCGATCCAGACGACCAACAGGTTTTGAAAAGCCAAAACCAGAAAGCTGCTATGAGAATAGAAGGCAAAAAAAAGACCCGCACAACAGAGGTGTGTCGGGTCTGGCTTGGTTGGGACTGCTTTGCCCCGGTTGGGGCTTATTTAGCGGGGGTCATGCCATTCTGTTCGCGTGCCTGACTGCGTAGATTATGAATAAGAGCATGGAAATCAGTGAGCGCACTGGCGCGGCCTGCGGCGTGAATCCGCTCCTCACCAACTGTGTCCCCGGCAATTGCGTAGGTCACCTCAACGTCAATCGACGCATCCAGGAGGATGTTCACTGCATCCCACATTGCGCTCTTCTCAACGAACGCAAATGCCTCCACCACTCTCGGATCAACCGCTTCCATTAGTATGCCCCCTGTGCAGTTTCGGCTTGCGCCATTTCCACGTTCTCCTCAGCCGGAGGCGGCAGTTGTGCTTCCGCCGCCATTTCGTCGGAAACCGGCGTCACGCCAACGCGCCCAATTTGTGAATTTTCCTTCTGGGTGACTGAGAATTGAAGGTTTTTGACGTAATTTTCCATCAGCCTCCGGAACAATTCATCCCCCTGCAATGCCTGCTGCGCTTTTGGATTTTTTCCCATCACGTCCTGAGTATATTGTAGTTTGGTCTGTGCCGCCGGGTCGTTCTCCACATAAAGCGGCTCATTCCCTAGCATCATCATCCCAATATCAGACTGTACACCCTTGAAAAGGGACTGTGAAGCAGTCGCCTGATCGATCACCAACTCCCTTGCCGCCTCCGGGCTGATCGCTTCAATGATAATTTTCACAAGTTTATTGCGGTCTATCACCCCGCCAGTGTCCAGCGGGACAACAAACTTCGTAATTGCCTCCAGTTTTGCTTTCACCAGGTCGGTATCGAGTTCCTCCACGTTATACCGCACAATGAAATCAAACATATGCTGGATCTCACTGATGTTTTGCGGAAGTTGACCACCTGTCACCCGCTCGATCTCCTCGGCTGGCATATACTGCAAACATAACTTGAACATCTGCGTGTATATCTTCGCCCAGGACTCCAACCATACATTGACAAGATTCTGCTGCATCATTTGCGTCTTAATCGCCGGAACATCAACGTGGGCCGTCCCAAAATACGCCGCATGGGTCGCCTCCACTCGCCTGATTAAATCAAACGCAGTATTGGGGGGACGCGCAGGCGGTTCCATCCATGTATAATCGTCGGCGCGGGTAACCGGGAGTTGGACGCCCGGCCCAACCTTGTTTATCCCCCCGATTCTTTTCACCACCTTGATCGGCGGCAGCGTAGTAAACGCAGTTGAATCCCGAATGGAATCATGCTGGGTCTTGATCTCGTCCTGGTCAGTCGCCGCAATCTGCGGAACCCCCCTGGACTCAGTTATCGCCCGCCTGATCCTCTCACGCCGATATTCTACAAATGGATACTCGCCATGCGCGTACCCCAACAGTTCATGCTTCCCATAAAGTTCACTCGATGCCGCCGGACAGAATACCGTGCAATAAATACCCGGCACACCCTTGTCATCCAGTTGTCGGGCATACGCATACACTATTTCAATAAGATGACTCTGCCGCATCACGTTGCTCGAATCCTCAATCGTGAAGTTGTCATTGGTAATGCCAAACCATGTCTGCTTGCCCTGCATGGTACTCGCCATCTCCACAAACTCCTTGTCCCAACCCTCATCAATTTCCTTGGCTCGTACCTGCACTTCTGTCATCCAAATCCGACGATAAATAACGCGGGCATCCTGCAAGTCAATTGTCTCCGGCGGGATGGCAACATCCTGATACGGTTTCAATGCCGTCACCGCTGGCGCGTTCTTTTGCAGATACTCCTCATCAATCTCACCAATACCCGTCTCCCTCAAGTCGCGCACAAGTTTCCTCGCATCCGAAACCTTAATGTCAGGCACCGAGGCACTGATTAAATTAGCCGCCTCATCCTCCGCTTCAGGATTCATTATCATTTCCGGTAACCCGGCAACAATCGAATCTGGTTGCTGCATCGCAATAGCGGCAACCTCCTCAAACGTGATCTTCTGCTTCCTAACCGCAGCCTTCTGATCCCAGCCAACATGGAAGATCGTCCAGCCATACTGCTGCCCGAATTGCGAACCCAACTGTGCCTCGCGCAACAACTCCTGACTCATCTTCGTCTCACTCAACCAACGCATCAACGTAGTTGCCATTGTCGCCTCACTGCTGTCGGTAACCTCAGTCCCGCCCACGTTGACCTTGCTGCGCTGAAACGCAGTCGTCATCAGGCAACTCAACTCATTGCAGGTCGAGTCAACCAGGCGCGTGCGAACATCTGACGCTCCCTCAAATGGAAAAACCTGCTCACCGTCGGGCATCGCCTCTGAATGCTTCTTCCCGTCATCAGTCTGACCCGTCCAGCGGCACAGGCGTATATCATCCGCATTGCTCACCTGGGCGAAGTTGTTGTAATCAAACAAACTGCGTTGCAGTTCATTGTTCAAATAAACCACATCAGGTTTCTTGCTGGCATTAACCAGTTGGTCTGCCCCGTCATTATTATATTCAGCCATTGTTATTCCCCTTTTTTATTAATTTATATAACTCATCCCGATAGTATCGGTACTGTCCACCCTTTGTCCGGTAGACGTTAAGGATTCCTTCATCCCTTAAATACTTGAATTCCCTCCTGTCGAGTCCCGTTATTTCACTCGCCACACTTAAAGGCACAAGGGGTGGATATTTTTCCTCCATGACATTCATATTTTAATAACTCCCAATCTGTCCTCTCGCCATATACGCACTCTTATCCTCACCCTCGGGATCCATCACTGCCAGGTATGCCAGCGCATCAATGGGGTCTTTGGTCGCCCCCTTCTGACCGTCCCGCCCAGTCCATTCCCTCATACTGTAAATCAAGTTCTCGCAGTTGTTGGACACATATAAATCCGGCTCATTCACCACTGAACAAATTGGCTCATCCAAGTCATATGCCAGCCAGTCATTAATAATCCCCACACGCTCATCAATCCTCGTCCCTGCGCTGGGCGTGAAAAACATCGGGGGATCCTCCTCCAATAACTCCAGTAAACTCGTTCCACCCGCCCGACCAGCAGATTGTGTCCCCGCACTCCTCGGATCAATATACCTCTCCGCAATCTCCTCACCATCCTCCATCGATAGTATCATATCCTTATACTCCTCAATGCCCCGCCCAGCCTGGTTGGTCTGCGCCACCCCAGGCTTGCCGTCCGCCTTCGCTGACGCAATCGCCCACTCACCCATGCTCACATCCGGCCACTCACGATACACCCACTTCCGCCCTGACCGATCCACTCTCACCCATAACATGAACCAGTTACGCGCACCAGCAGGGTCGCATACCATGTAATTGGTTCCCTCCTCGGGGATGTCCTCCCCCTTCACAATGTTATGATCCCCGAAACGCGGGAACTGCGTACCCTGCAAACTCTCCGCCCATCCATATGCCCTGATCTTAACCTCATACGGGCCGCGTCCCTTCAACGTCTTCGCTATCTGATTAAATGGTGAATACTCATTCATCACCGAATGAAACCACATCGCCGCTGAATCAGGCCGGTGACACCTCGCCCGGTAAGGCATCGTCCCACGCTTCCCCCCAGGCACGTTAATCTCACTCTTCAATAAGTCCGCATCCTTCCACTCAGTTATAGTCGCCCCACTCAAATACTCCTTGATCACCGGCGTGTATCCGCTGACAGGCGTGAACGTCAAAAGAATCTTTCCCTCACGCGTTACCGTTCTATATCTTAACGTCTTCAACCAGTCGTGGTTGATCTCCTCATCTATCCAAATAAAATCGCATTCCCCGCCCTCGATTACTTTAATATCCTGACTCTGATTCAAAAAATAACACTGCGCCCGGTTAGGCAATACAAACGTGTCCTCCGTAAAACCATTCTTCTGCGTATAACTCACATTAGTTATCTTGGTCTTCTTAACCGTCTTATACTCCGCTGGAAGATACTTATAAACCAACGGTTGCTGCATCTGCACACTGCTCATGTGGGTCGTGTGGATACACCAAATCCGACACTCATCATACTCACTCAACAACCAGCAAACACGCTTGGCCGCATACTCACTCTTGCCCGCCCTGTTCCCGCCCAATATAATAAACTCACTGATCTCCGGATCCTTCAATAACTCATCCGCATCCTTCCAGTGGGGAGGCTCATACCCATGCCGATAAGGATCCATCCTCTCAGCCAGTATCTTGTCCTCACGCAATTGCAACATCTTCACCGTCTCATCAATCCCAATGTTGCCAACATACCTCTGCACATCCTCCGGTGTAGGAGAAGATATGATCGGGTGAGGAGTAGGAACATACCCCTTCAAGTTATCTTTTTTAACCTCCTGAAATATCACCGTGCCTCCTAATTATTCCTGATCCTCTTTTCATTCTCCCGCTCCTCATTAAACGCCGCATCCAGGGCAACATTAAAATCATCGTTCAACCGCTCAATCAACTTCCGGGTGTCTCCCTCCCCCATCCCATGCCCCTCACAATGCTCCACAAATCGATCATGCTCATCCAACAGGAACGTCGATACCAACTCCATCTCCTCCAAGGTGACTACCATCTCCCCGGCCTCCTGGGATGCCGTGTCGCCTTCAGAAATCCCGCAGCCTGTTCCTGCACATCTATTTCCATTTGCGGCATAAAGTTCTCTGTCGTCTTGGTCATGCACTTCCGGTTCCCCCCATCAAACCTTACCAGCAACCAAACAGGATCAAACTTCCGCAAAACTATAGCCTTATCCTTCCGGCCATTAGTTCTTAAATTTCCTTTTACACCCAATAACTCCTTAACCCGATGAACCCCCTGCGGAGTATACTCAACCGGGAACCCCCGCTGCCAATCCCAGTCAACTCCCTTCTCCAACTGGGGACGCAATTCCTTTATCTCAATACGGGCCACACCCGATAATTCAGCTA